AGAACTGGGGTCGAACCGGAGTGTCTGTCAAACCGGAAACATTCAACACCGACTTCTTACCGAAGTAGTTCTCGTGGATGCGGATGCGCACGGCATGCATACCGCCTCGCTGGCGGAAGGTACACGTGATGGTAACTCCTGTGTGCATTCCCAAATCAATGGGATTGGACGTCACGGACAGAGGCTTACCGTTCCAGGTGAGGAAAAAGTCAGAGCGAACGAACGCTCCGTAAATCTTCTCATACACCGGCATGAGGTTGTCGCTCACAATGGCGACTTGAGTGATTCCACCCACCTTCACAAACACTTGGATTGGAAGGGGACGGAATGAGGCATGAGCTGATTCGAGAGCGTCGCCGAGGGTAGGACCCTCGTAGCCGCTGTACTCGAGTTGCTTCGAAACAATCATAACTGCTGCTGCTCCCAAAACTTCTTTGGCGTTGTCAATGTAGACACGCGATCGCTTGGAAAATCTCGGGAAAATCATTTGGTTGTATCTGGTTCTTGTGTTGGGGTGGGGCACAGGGGCCCCGGGTTGATGGAGCTGTCTTTGCCCTCCATCATATGCTAGTTGAGTTTACAACCCACCTCAAATTTTCTCTTTTGCTTATACTTGATTGCCAGGCTATCCTCGGCTGCAACTGCAGCTGTAATATACCATTGTTTTCCTTTCAACGTCGTCCTTAATCGGAGCGGAGAGGTTGGAAAATCAAATTGCTAATATCGTTCTAACGGTGAAAACCATTGCAAAAAATACTAATAAAAGATGCTTTTCTCTTTCTAGTTTCTGTTTTCACAAAAATGGAGGTCAACTAATCATGTAGTTACCGAAATATAAAATATACAGATTTTTATTTTGTTTTTGTGTAGCACACTGCTACTAATTTACTTAAACATATAGGGGGGGGGTGTCATTTTTCTACAGGTGTTAGACTCACCTTGATTGATTTCACTCTAGTTGTCTCTAGGTAAACTTTTTCTTAAAAAGTAGTAAAAACTTAGAACACAGTTCCAAACTGTGGAGTAAACAACGACTTACCTTGGAATTTTAATGTCGAACAAAGTTAACACGCGACTCATTCTATCGCTTCATGGGGGTTGGCATCCCATCATGTTACTCTATAGGACGCCC